GAGAAACTAAAACTAGTTTCCATAGATCCAAAAGACATTCTCGGTGCTAACGAACTATGGATTTACAATACAAAGAATCGCAAAATTGGCAAGTATTTTGCCTCTAATATTGATCCTAAGGGAATGGGTAGAGATGGTACAGGACTAAGCATTAAAGGTACTACCATTACGGGCTTTGATGAAAAGTTGAGCATACAAAAGACATTGCGTAAGCCAGAGGACTCACTTAAAGCATTTAAGAGCGCCGGTAAGGTTGCCTTACGTAAATTCTTAGATGAATTAACTACTACTGACACTAAACTTACTGGGAGGCTAAACTCTGATACTATATTACTTAAGGTAATCTAATAAATATATGTATGGCAACAAAAGAATTAACCAAGTTAAAAAATGCATTATTTACAAATGTTAAATTACGTTTAGGTGAAAGAATCGTCGATGTTGAATTAGATAACGAGCATTTAGAAGTAGCATTAGATAATGCTGTAAATAGATATAGACAAATGAGTGCTAACAGTGTTGAGGAGTCATATGGCTTTTTAACGTTAGAAAAAAATAAGCAAGATTATTATTTAGACGCTAATATTTTAGAAGTTAGACAAATATTTAGAAGAACAATTGGTAGCACGAGTGGCGAAGGAGCATCAAACTTTGAACCGTTTGAAGCAGGGTATATGAATATGTATATGCTACAAGCAGGCAGAGTAGGTGGTTTAGCAACATATGAACTATTTTCTGGTTATCAAGAAATGGCGGCAAGAATGTTTGGTGGTTTTATAAACTATACTTGGGATTCAGTTACTAAAAAACTTACAATTATTCGCAAGATTGATGGTGAAAGCGAAAGTGTATTACTATGGTTATATAACCAAAAACCAATTGAAAATTTAATCCAGCACCACATGACAAAAAAATGGGTAGAGGATTACACACTTGCTATGTGTAAACAAATACTTGGTGAAGCACGTTCCAAGTTTGCTACACTTGCGGGCCCACAGGGCGGTACTACCATGAACGGTAGTGAGTTAAAAGCAGAAGGACAGCAAGAAATGGCTGACCTAACAACACAATTACAAAACTTTGAAGATGGCGGCACACCGCTATCATTTGTTATTGGTTAATATTACACACAGGAGAGACACAGATGGACACTGTGATATTTGTCACGGTAATGGCCGTTATTTATGCGGCTATAGTTTACATACATTTTCATAACTAAAAGTTAAAAATATGATCATTGGTTTAGTTGGGTTCAAAGGCTGTGGCAAGGACACAGTCGCAAATTATCTTATTCAAAATAGTAGTCAAAATTGGACTAGGGAAAGTTTTGCTAGTTCACTAAAAGACTCACTTGCATCTGTATTTCAATGGAATCGCGCATTGCTAGAAGGCGATACAGAGGAAAGCAGAGAATGGCGTGAAACAGTAGATGAATGGTGGGCAAATAAATTAGACATGCCCGACTTTACTCCACGCATTGCTTTACAAAGATGTGGCACAGACTTATGGCGAAGGCAGTTTCATGACGATATATGGTTGTTAAGTTTAGAAAAGAAACTAACCACTGCTAAACACAACGTTATTATTACAGATACACGCTTTCCTAATGAGATTAAATTAATTAGAGAGTTAAACGGCAAAATAGTATGTGTAAAACGCGGACAACAACCAGAATGGTGGAATACAGCAGTTGCGGACAATGCGGAACGCGAAGATCCGATGCACGAACTAATGATGCCAACAGTTTATCCAAATGTTCATGCTTCAGAATATTCATGGGTAGGTTGTGACGTAGACTATACTATTGAAAACTACAGTGATATCAGTACGCTGGAAAAATCAGTTATATCATTGCTGTTAAAAATCGGGAATTAAATCGCCCTGTTTCCATCCTTTTCCAGTAGCGTATAGTAATCTGTGACAATTGGCGCAGACTGTTTTTAAATTCTTCCAATTATTATTCTTTCTATTACTATCCAAGTGGTAAACATCAAGTTGAATACTGTGGTCCGCTACAAAGCCACATTTCTCGCATGACTTTTTCTTAGTGTAGCCACTTTGCTTCCAGTTTGTTTTGGGTGTGGTTCGAAGCTTCTTTGCTTTACGATTACATTTATCACATTGTGATCTATAATGTGGCCTACCTTCTTTATAATAATTTATTGCAACTGGTCGCATACCACAACGACACAGCGGTCGTTCGCTATGTTTCATACCAGTATTTATTTTTACAAACCCTTTTCATTGCCCTTTGGGTGTTACTGTATAGCACTAATTTTACAAGATCTAAATAAATACTAGCATCAATACATCTTATAAAAAGATGTAGAATTTTAATTAAAATTTTATACGAGGAAAAAGATTATGGCTTTAGTATCTCCAGGTGTAGAGGTAACAGTAACCAATGAATCCGCGTATGTAACTTCAGATCCAGGTACAGTTCCGCTAATTTTAGTAGCAACTGCACAAGATAAGCTACAAGCTTCTGGTTCAGGTACAGCGTCAGGAACAACAGCGGCAAACGCTGGTAAGGTTCAGTTACTTACTTCACAACTAGAATTAGCAACAACATTTGGTACTCCTAACTTTTATAGTAGTACTTCCGGAACAATGTTGCATGGCTATGAATTAAACGAATACGGTTTACAAGCCGCATATTCATATCTAGGTATTGCCAATCAGGCGTATGTATTACGAGCAGATGTAGATTTAAGTAAATTAACAGGCTCAGCAACAGCACCTACAGGCACACCAGTCAATGGCACACATTGGTTAGACCTAACAAACACTGTTTGGGGTTTACACGTTTGGAACGCCACAACACAAACATTTACATATACAATACCTACAATTTGTGCTACAGAGCACTCAGGTAACCCATCATATCTTCCAAATGCTTCATTTGGTTCAATTGGTGATTACACAGTTGTTACAGCAACAACAAACAACGCAATTTATTACAAAACTACTAGTAACACATGGGTAGCAGTTGGTTCCGGTGCAATTACATCATCCGCACACGCCCTTGCAACAAGAAATGCATCATGGGCATCAAGTTTTCCAGCAATCTCAGTAACTCCAAGTGCTGTTACAATCGGTCATGAATTTAGTATTAATGGCAGTACTGTAACATTTACAGGCACAGGTGTTGACGATATTGTTAGCGACATTAATGGCGTATTTACAGGTGGTAGCGCGGCAATATCCGGTGTACAAGCATACAATAACGGTGGTGTATTAGAAATTTTCATCATTGGTTTGTCAGCATCAGATGGTGCAACAGCATCTGCATCAGCTACATTAGCTAATGTGACAGGTACTGCTTTAGCAGACATGGGCATTACAGCAGGCACTTTTAATGCTCCAAGACTACAAGAGAGTGGTTACACTACAGTTCCTACATGGCAAACAGGTGCGGCAACTCCAGCACCTTCAGGCAGTATGTGGGTTAAACTTGATGGATATCTGGGTGGCTCTAACGGCAATAATATTGTTGTTAAAGTGTACTCATCAACATCAGGCCTATGGGAATCAAAGACAGTATATGCTTATGATTCCATTACAGACGCTACATCAGGAAGAGGTGGCACAGATCCAAGAACAATCGCAGTAGGTACGCTAATAGTTGACCACGACGTTGCTTCTGCAGATGAAGTCACATTTAAACCATACAGACGTAAGAGTTCAGGCGAACTTGCTGTAACTGGTTCAAATACTTCACCAACATTTGTTGCCGCAGAAACCTTTACAATTAACGGTACATCTGTAGTACTAGGTGGCACAGCCGCAAGTGATTTCTTAACAGCAGTTAGCGCCGCCGCAATTACAGATGTTTCCGCAAGAGTAGAAACTTCAGGTGCGGTTACATTAGTACACGCCAAAGGTGACGATTTAGTACTTCGTGAAACATCAGGCACACCACTAGCAGACGCAGGCATTTCTGCTTCACTAGCAACTGTATTCACACTTCCAAACGGTGACTTAATTGGCACAAACTGGGAAGAATTAACATATGAAGCATCCGCAACAGTGCCTACATCAGATCCAGCCGCAGGCGATTTATGGTATGATACAACACTTGTTGCTGACATTATGGTTCATGATGGCACAACATGGAAAGGTTATCAAAATGTATCCACAGATTATCGTGGTTATGATTTAAGTCAAACAGATCCAGCAGGTCCAATTTTTGCAGCCGCAGAGCCTTTGACACAGTCAGATGCTACAGCACTTGTAAACGGTGACCTTTGGGTTGATACTTCAGATCTTGAAAACTATCCAAAGTTATATCGTTATCAGTCAAGTGTATGGGTATTAATTGATGGAACAGATCAAACATCATCAAACGGTATTTTGTTTGCTGATGCAAGATGGCAAACAGCAGCCGCCGCTAAAGTAAGTGGCACAGGTGCTGGAACCGCATCAAGCATTGCAGACCTATTAAGTGATGACTTCTTAGATCCAGATGCTCCAGATCCAGCATCCTATCCACGTGGTATGATGTTATGGAACACAAGACGTAGTGGTTATACAGTAAAAGAATATAGAGCAGACGAAGTAACAGTAGCAAAATATTCTTCAGGTAACCCACGTATGTCAAGTGAATCTGTTGCTACTTATTATCCAGATCGTTGGGCAAATAAGTCAGGCACAAACTCAAATGGTTCATTAAGCGCAGGCCGTAAGTCACAACGTGCAGTTATTGTCGCCGCAATGAAATCAGCAGTTGATGCCAATACAGATATTCGCGAAGAGCAACGTCAGTTTAACTTAATTGCAGCTCCAGGTTATCCAGAACTGCTATCTAATATGACTACACTAAACGTTGATAGAAAGGAAACAGCACACGTTATTGGCGATGCGCCGTTCCGTTTATCAGACAATGCCGCAAATATCCAAGCATGGAGTAAAAACTCAGCCGCCGCAGAAGACAACGGCGAAGATGGACTAGTAACTAACAATGAGTATATGTCAGTTTATTACCCATCAGGTTTTGCTAATGACTTGGCTGGTAACAGTGTTGTTGTTCCAGCATCCCATATGATTCTACGCACATTTGCTTATAATGATAGTGTAGGTTATCCATGGTTTGCAGCCGCTGGCACAAACAGAGGCAAGGTTTCAAATGCAACAGCAATTGGTTACATTGACAGCGTTGGTGAGTTTAACAGCATCGCAGTAAGAGAAGGACTACGTGACGTATTATATGCTGATAACATTAACCCAATTACATTTATTAATGGTAGTGGTTTAATGAACTTCGGTAACAAGACCCGCTCTTCCACTTCATCAGCAATTGATAGAGTTAACGTTTCAAGACTTGTGTCTTACATGAGACGTCAACTAGATCTTATCGCAAAACCATTTATTTTCGAACCAAATGATGAATTAACCCGTAATGAAATTAAGGGCGTAATTGATTCATTCTGTAACGAACTATTGGCTAAGCGAGCAATTGGTGATTACTTGGTAGTATGTGATGAGTCTAACAACACACCGGCTAGAATTGACCGTAACGAATTATACGTTGACGTAGCAATTGAGCCAATTAAGGCGTTAGAGTTCATCTATATCCCAGTAAGATTGAAGAATACAGGAGAAATAGCGGCTCTTTAGGGCTTAAACATTGATTAGGGGTGGTGAAAGCCACCCCTAACATGTAGATAAATATAATAAGAAATTAGGAGAATAATATGTCCGTAGCGTCATTAACAAAATTTACAGTTCCAATTAGTGGAGCTGGATCTCAGGGTACTTTGATGCCGAAAATGAAGTATCGCTTTAGAGCGATTATGGAAAACTTTGGCGTTACCACTCCAAGATCAGAGATTACAAAAAATGTAATGGATATCACTCGCCCAACAGCATCATTCGAAAGTCAAGTATTAGATGTTTACAACTCAAAGATCAATATCATTGGTAAACATACA